CCGCCGCTGCCGGATGAGGGCACCGTGATGCTGCCGCCGATGTAGGCGTCGTCGAAGCTGTTGGCCGTGGCCGCGCTCTGCGTCGCCAGCCACGTCGGCGAGCCGCCGGCGTAGTTGTCGCGCGTGTAGATCTGGTAGGTCTGGCCCACGGTCAGGCCAGTTACGGCGTTGCTGACCGCGTTGTAGTTGATCGCCGCCGGCCCCATCGTCAGCGTGTGCGCCTGCACGTCGACGGCGCCGGCCGAGTAGACGGTCAACGCCGTGACGCTGCGCACGGCACCGTAGGCGCGAGACAAGCTGCTGGGCGTGTTGCGCTGGTCGCCCAAACGGTGCCCGCTACCTGGCACGCGCAGCCCCACGCGATTCACGCCGCCGCTGACATACAGGTCAGCTTGCGCTGCTCGACCGTAGACGCTGCCGTCAGCAACGTCGGTATCGAGCGACGCCGCTTGCACATATTCGATGCTGCCGAGGACTACGTCGTAGTAGTCTGCCGCCAGCGTCGTAGCGCCGCCCGGGTTCGTGCAATAAGACGTCAGGAAGCAATAGCACGCCACCGCGCCCGTGGGCACCGTGCCTGTCACCGTGACGGGTGAGGCAGAAAACACATCAGCATCGAAGATGTGATTCGCCACCCCCGCGCCAGCAGAGTCTCTAAAGCTCAAGTAGACCCGGTGATAGAACGTCAGTCCTGCGTTGAGCGAACCGCCCACGCCGGCGCTGCGCCCGATGGCCAATGCATAGGGCTTGCCCGAGAGCACAGCGAACATGTCACTCCGGCAGTAAGCAGCATTGCCGGTCGTGCCTGCGGGGATCGGGAAGCCGGCGTAGGTGCGCACTCGCATCGATCCGTTGAACGGAATGCAAACCGACAACGGAGACCCGGCGCCAGCGCTTCCCGCCACGTAAGTCCACCCATCGATGATGGTGCCTGATGTAATGGCCACGCCGTTGGCTACCCCGGCGAAATTCTGGGTGAACGTCGGGTTGGCGATCGCATTTCGACCCGTGCCCAGTATCGACACCACACCCTGCGCCACCTGGGCCGACTTGACACGGCTGTATCCGCCACCATCGGCGATGTTTTCGAGCGTGCGGCCGCCGAGTCGCGTGATGGAGTCGGCCGCGAAAACACCATCTGACATCGTTTTGACGGTCGTGCCATTCCAAACTTTGGTCACGCGCCCGCTGGTGTCGGTGTAGCCCGATCCCACGCGGCGGTAATTGGTCCCGTCCGCTACATCCGCATCGAGGTTGACGCTGTTCTTGCTCGCGAGGGTGCCGGCGTCGCTGATCGTCGCCAGCGGCTGAGTGCCCGTCGCGTTGGCCCGCGCGAGGAAGTAATCGCCCGTGCGCATGCCGTTGTAGTACAAGCCGATCGGGCGGTTACTGGTGTCGGTGAAGCTCGCCGCCACGCGGCGGTAATTGAGATCGTCGCCGATGTAGCTCTGGGTCTTGTTGACGTGCCCGGGCTGACTGAAGTCGATCACGGCCAGCCCGTTGCCGTCGACCTGATGCACGCCGTAGCGACCGCCACCGTCCGGCACTTCGCCCAGGTCGGCCGGCAACAACGACAGCACGAAATCATCGGTCGTGTAGCTGCCAGCCGAGTGGTCGAAAACAGCCGCCGCAGCCACCGCATAAACGGCTCCTGCCGGTGCCACGCCGATGGCGCGCGAAAGTGTTGGCGTAGAGACCGTCCCGGTGATCGTGTTGCCGGGCGTGCTATCTGACACATGCGCACCAGTAACGGTGAAGAAGCGCACCATCGCGCCGGCCACGCCATCGGCCCCGGAAGCGGTGAGCATGCACTGCACCGCTACCTGTTGACCCAGCTTCACCGCGATCCGGCGATTGTTGTACACCGCCGAGTCCGACGCCGCGCCCGTGCCCGTGCGCTTCGCCGACTGTGTCGCCGCGTCATAGGCCCAGCCGCCTTCGTAAGTCCAGCCCGCCGCGCCATCGGCGAACTGCGGGTTGATGACGTTCGGCGTGTTCGCGTTGGCGGTGTTCGCCGTGCCTTGCGCCGCGTCGGCTTTGGCCTTGGCCAGCGCATAAATCTTGTTCAGCAGCGCCTGCCGCGTCGTATAGACGGCCGTCCAGTTGCTGTCCCAGTCGGCGCGCACGAGCGCTGTGGTGCCGGTGACGTTGGTCCAGTTGTAGCCGGCGTCGAGCACGAAGACGTTGTTCTTGAGGTACGTCTTGAGCGCGCTGACTGCGCTGTCGTAGGCGGTTTTTTCTGTGGTGATCGCGTACGCCGACGCCTGCGCGGCGATGCCGGCTTGCTCGCCGGTGAGGGTCAGGTAGTCCTGCTTCGACAGCACCTTCTCCTGCGCCGTCAGCTTGCCGTCGCTGGCGATGTCGGTGAGCTGGTTGAGCGCGCTGGTGGCGTCGGCTTGGGCGTCACTGGCCGCCGTCGACAGGTCGCTCAGCGTGATGTTGCCAGCCGCCACGTCCGGCACCACGGCGGTGTGAAGCACCCAGGCGGAGGGTGCGCCACACGCGGAAATGTCGCGCACTTCCACGTCGTAGGTCTTGGCGCGGTCCAGGCCCTCAAGCCGCAGTTCGGCGACCGGCGAGCAGGTGGCGATGTCGCTCCACGCGTCGGTGCCGGTGACGCGCCAGCGCACTTCGCGACGGATGGCGGAGGAGTAGGCCATCAGGCGAGTACCTCGCGGACACCGTGGCGGTTGTAGACAGGCAGGCGATGGATGCCGGGCTTTGGCGTGCCCGATACGCCGGTCACGGCATGGATTACCCCGGCATCGTCCGGGCCGCTGTCGCTGATGCGGATGGTGACCTCCGGTGGTGGTGGCGCGCTGCACCAGGGCGTGCCGGTGATCGCGCTGACAAAGGTCGGCGGCGTGCCGGTACCGGCGGCGGGCACGTCGGGCGCTTCATCCACCGCCGTGATCCGCGCCGACAGATCCTGCTGCGGCTCGATGCGTTGCACGATCAGCCGTTGCGTGACCAGCGTGCGCTCGCCGACCACCACCAGGTCGCCCACATGCACGCCGGCGGGCAGCGCGCTGGCAAAGGCGAAGGTGGCCACGTCGCCTGCGCCGGTGGTGCTGGTGTTGACCACGGCCTGCACGCCGTCGTCGCTGCGCACTTGCACGGCGTAGAGCGTGCTGGCCTGCAGGGTGATGGCGCCGTCCAGCGTGATGCTCTTGCGGTCGCCGGCAATGCTCTTGATGCGGGCGGATCCCGCGCCCCACTCCACCACGTCGTTGGCCGCGGTCACCAGCTGCCCGCGCTGGCACACCAGGTGCTCCATGTCGGCGGTGAGGGTGTAGGTGTTCGCGCGCTGCTCGCTGGCTTTCAGGTGGTAGGCGCCCAGGCGCCACACCGCCACCGGGTCGGTGCACATGCGCAGGTCCATGACCTCGTAGCGGGTGGCCTTGGTGGTGCCGCCGGCGCCGTCGGCGCTGTAGCCGTCGGCGTAGACGATCAGCTCGTCCTGCTGGTTGTTGGCCTGCGGGTTGATGAACTGGCAGCGCAGGGCATGCGGCGGGTCGAAGAACACGCGTTGGCCGCTGAAATCCCAACTGTTGCGCGGGGTGAACATTTGCACCGGCGTGGTCTGCGCCACGTCGCGCACGCAGCCGTATTTGCCGTTGGGCATGCCGAAGGTGGCGCGGCCGCTGGCCAGCACGTCGCGCAGCAATTCCAGCTGCGTGCGACCGGATTCCTCCATGGCGTTGTAGACGTAGCCCATGGCCTCGCAGTCGGCGGCCCAGTCGACAATCTCGTCGATGGCCACGCGCGACTCCGGCACCAGGCGCGCCACCAGCTGCGGCGGTGCGGCGGTGAGCAGCCAGTGATACACCCAGGCGTTGTTGCTGGTGGCCACGCCGGTGGTCCAGGTGCCCGTGCCGGGATCGTAGGTGCGGATCAGCTGCGAGGCCAGCACGCTGACGGTGCTCACCACGGAGTTGAGCTGGTCGGTGGCGCGGATGCGCAGCGCCAGCTTGGTGGTGCCGGTGGTGCTGGGCAAAGCGCCGCTCAGGCTGCGCAGCACCGTCCAGGTCATGTCCGCATAGGTCTGGACCGTGGTGCCGTCCCAGGTGGTTCCGGCGCGCGTCACGCGCACCTCGTACTGGCCCGCCGCGGGCAGCGTCCACCGTACGCCAACGCGCACCGTCTTGCGCACGGCGCTGCTCAGGGTGAAGTTGGTGCCATTGCTGGTGATGCCGCCATAGGACATGGACAGGCCGCTTGCGGCCGCCGCATTCAGCCACGTCGATGCGCCTACCGCGCGGTATTCGATGGTCATGTTGACGTGACCCGCCACGTCGCGGCCCTTGTTGTCGACGCCGAACAGGCCGCTGGGGCACTGCAGATCCAGCGACATCTCGGTGCTGTTGCTTTGCCCGGTGCGCGATGCCGTGGCACCGGAACCGTTGAGGTTCACGGCCACCGCCAGCTCATAGATATCGTTGGTGTACAAGGTCGGCGTCTTGGTCACCTCCCACTGCACGCCTTGGTAATCCCCAATCGGCGTCTCGCCGATCTTGATGTCCGACACGGCCAGATCGCCGGGGCCCAGGTCCAGCAGCATGCGCAGGTACTGATCGTTGCCGACGATCTCGGTGTAGGGCAGCGCGGCATGCGTGGGGAAAAACCGCACCGTGCCGATCACGCAGGGGATCGGGCTGTATACCGTGGCGCGGTTCTGCGTGCCGGTGAGCGAGTTGAGCGTGTCGAACGGGTCGCCGGCGCCCGGCAGCTTGGGCATCGGCGGCGGCACCAGCAGGTTCACCGCGGCGAAACCGAAAGCAAGGATCTGGCCCGCGCCATTCCAATCGGTGAACCCCGTGTACCAGAGGTACACGAAGGCGACGATCACCACCACGATCTTGAGCAGCTTGTTGTTGTTGCCCCCAC